CTATAACGTTGATCAATCTCCCCTTGAGGCCACCGTTTTCTTGACAGTCTGCCACGTAGTTAGCGAATGATCCCAAAACCATAACTCGTCTGTAGATAGTGGTTTTCACCACTTCTCCACGACGACGAGTTGGAATGTTGCAGGCGATAGTAAGTGTTGCACGAGGGACGTTTTGTTCATCACCGATATGGTGTAACTCAGCTTCCTTCGTGGCTCGACCTAGCAATTGTACCTGTGCATAGTCAAACATATGATGCTCTTATTGCTCGGTCGTGTCAGTTACTTTTTGGTAGTACGTTTGGTTTCCTTGATACGTCTAAACCAAACAACATCTACTAGAAATGGATAGATGGCTTCCCAGCCGCCCTTCCCCTCTTCGTTGATGACTTTGAGAATGGTATCATTGAGGTCGTCTGTCTTGACAAGATTCATCTGAATCAGATCTCTTTGTTGATCTGTCAAGGGCAGAGCACGGAACTTGTATTCGTATTGAATCATTTCAATCTCGCAATTCTATCGCATATTAGGGATCCACGTTCATCTATCTTGCCGCGAATTCGAACAACATTACCCGCTTCAAGTAATGCTTTACTCGCAGCAAATTGATTCGGGAAGACAACAACATTATCCATCTGATAGGTGTTGTCTCGCACTGTCAAGAAAGCCATCTCTTTGCCAGTCTTAGTTGTGATCTGACGAGTTGTGTCAATGCATACCGCAATATCGAATTGCATTTCAGACTCGCCGTGTTTTACCAGATCAACACACTTGTGTTGAGACTTGTAGATGTCAGCCTCGCTACCGCTCAGCGAGATGCCAAGATACTGCTGTTCCCAAGCAATACGCTGTGGCTTGCTGTCAAACAACTCTTCTCCGTCATGTTCCTGCAATAGTTCTCGGATCGCTTCGCGTCTACGAACGTTCGGAATCTTGACGCTGTACTTCTCTTTGATGGTTTCAATCTTGGACTCATCGCTCAGAGAGCGTACGAAACGTACCCAGTCCAGGATGTCTGGATGTGCCTTACGTAATACATTGATCGTTTCAAGTTCGATCGTTGTTAGTCCTGCAAGGAGTCTGTATCTAGAAACACTACGGGTTCTATGCTCTTCCCAGTCGTCAAACGCTCCGCCTCTAATCAGGGCGGTGATCATCGCACTAGTGACCTTTGTTTTAGAAGTGGCCAAGGCCCAAATGATATCATCGAACGATCTGTTGCCCTTCGCAATCTTGATGAGATCATCGACCGCCATCTTGCCTACGCCCTTGAGAGCGGTAAGCCCGAAAGCAATAGTCTTGTCGTCGATAACATCAAACTCTCTGTTGCCCTTACTAACTCTTGGAGGCACTACTTCAATCTCGAACAGCTTGGCGTCATATGACAGGTTCGCCAATTTTTCAAGATCTCCCTCGGAGTTCTGTAGCTTAGCACACAGGAACTCAATGGTATAGTTGGCCTTGAGGTAGGCTGTTTCGTACGCCAAGAGTGCATAGCCTACGCCATGCGACTTGTTGAAACCGTAGCCAGCAAAGTTCTCAATGTATCCCCATACCTGATCGGCAGTAGTTGCCTCAATACCATTCTTGACACAACCAGAGACGAATACCTCTTTCCACTTACGCATCTCTTCTGGTTTCTTCTTGCCCATCGCTTTACGAACCTTATCGGCGTCGATAAGCGACATACCAGCTAGTTGCTTGCAGATTTCAATCACTTGCTCCTGATAGAGCAAGCCAGAATATGTGCTTCGTAGAATTGCTTCTAGTGAAGGATGAATGTACTGTGCCGCTTCACCCTTCATTTTGACTGAGCGATACTGCGTATGCATCCCAGATTCCATAGGGCCTGGACGAATCAGAGATACAAGGTCGCTCAATTCTTCAATGCTTTGTGGTGCAAGGTTCTTGCTCCATGTACGACCAAGCTGCTTTTCGATCTGGAATACACCAATCGTAAAGCCCTTCTCAAGCATGGCGTATGTAACAGGATCGTCCAACGGAATAGTATGACGTGAGATATCGATACCTCTACGCTTCCGCACCAATTCCATTGTCATCTGCACGTCATCCAAGGTGGCAAGACCCAGAATATCAAGCTTGAGCAAGCTGAGTGCGTCAACGGTGTTCATATCCCAACCAAAGATAAGATCATTGTTCTTGGTGCGAACCAAGGGGTATTCGCTCTCGTCAAATGGTTTGTCGGAGATCACCACGGCAGCAGCGTGAACGCCGATAGACTTGTAGCATCCCTCCAGAGCAAGAGCGATCTTGAACCAGGGTTGGTACTTCTCTGAATACGCCTTGAGTTCGGGCACAGCCTCAATAGCTTCTTCGAGACTGATTTGAGTATGCTCGTCGTTCTTAGCTGGAACCAATGCTGTGATCTTGTTCGCTTCATCGAACGGCATTCCATAGACGCTGAATACTTCTTTCAGAACGCTCTTGGCATGCAAACCACCAAGCGTCACGATCTGAGCTACGTTACGTTCACCGAAGCGTTTTCGAATGTAATTCAGGGTCTTCTGTCGCTGTGAACGAGGAATGTCGGTGTCAATATCTGGAAGACCACCACGACCCTTGTTCAGGAAGCGTTCCCAGATTAGTCCATATTGCAGGGGATCAATATCCGTGATGTCAAGAACGTGACTGACAAGACTACCGCCAGCACTACCACGTCCACGGCCAAGCAACATGCCCTGCTTGAGACACCATGAAACAACATCATGCACGATGAGGAAATAGTCAGCAAATCCCATCTCACTGATGTCAGACAGCTCTCTAGCGAGCCTGTGTTCGTACGTCTCTTCTCCATCCTTGAGTGGATGGCGAGTCTTTGTCGCCAAACCAGCTTGACATAGTTCCGTCAAGTGCTCCATCGCCGTCTTCCCTTTTGGAATGAAGGCGTATTGTGGTAGGCGTCTCTTCTTGAGGTCGATGGTGATATTGCATCGATTCGCTATAGCAAGGGCAGCGTCTACTTCCTCAACCTTGATGTCCGTTCCCAAAATCTCGTCTCTACTCTTCATGAAAAACTCTTCATGACTAAAGACGGATGCGGTAGCCTTATTGTATTCGCTCGTGCTCATCGCCAACAAGGTCTTGTGCGATTCAGCGTCGTGTTTGTTCACATAGTGAACATTGTTGGTAGCGACAACTTCCAAACCATATTTGCGTGCAGCAGCACGCAAACGGATATTCAGTTCTGGCTGACTAGAGTGTCCAGTGTCTTGAACCTCAAGACAGAAGTGCTGTTGGTCGAAGATCTGTAGGAATCTTCTGATCAAGGCGTTCGCTTTGAACAGAGCTGCTGATTCACGAAGATCACCATGTTCGTCTATCTTGTCGTACATGAAGTACGAGATAGCCCCATCAAGACTACTGCCGCTTAGGCAGATAATGCCTTCCTTATACTTCTCAAGGAGGGCAAAATCAACACGTGGCCTGAAATAGAAGTGGTCCGAATTGTTTGCCTCGGAGACAATTCTAGCTAGATTCTTGAATCCAATATCACTCTCGGCCAGGAGAGTCAGGTGATAAGTCTGACGAATTTTGTGAGCCCGCGATTCTGCGGCATCTTCACAGAAGCTTATGTCACACCCAATAATGGGCTTGATGCCATCATCCTTACACGCCTTGTAGAAGTGTACAGCGTTGAACAGATTGCCGTAGTCAGTAATCGCAACTGCTGGTTGTCCAAGCTCCTTGGCCTTGGCTACAATGTTCTTGATGTCGGCTGATCCATATAGCATGGATGCCTTCGAGTGTAAGTTGAGGTGTACGAAGCTCATTCAGGGCTCTCTAGTCGTTCCGGATTCACGTCCCCCTTGGAACGATGACCATAATCTGTTTCGGTCGTTCTATTTCTTGAAATTGTATCGGGACCGTTCTCAACGACCCGTCTTCGCTTCATGCGTTTCAGGCGAGCACGGTTACCAATCTCTGTTCTAGTGGCGTGATAGTTTCCGCCTTCGTCATACGATCCAGATCGCACTGGTTCAAGCCTTGCTCTATCCCACAGATCGCCCACGCGGGTCTTTGTCTTTATCCCAGGTGCGGATGGCTTGGTCAAAACTTTATCGTCGATTGGTTTTAGTTGCCCCCTGCAAACCTTCTTGTCGTCTACTACATGATTGCAAAAAAGTTCCTTAGTGTCAACCAATTCCTCTAGTTCTTGGATCTCGGCCTCAATGTTCACGTACAAACCAAGACCGTGCTTCGTGTGCAAAAATCCATTGCCGAATGCAGAAATGATCGTGATGTGTCCGTGATCACACTGAAAGATCTTGCCAGCATCAAAGAGACCAGGCCCCTCAATTGGAACGATACCCTGATTGCCATCTCCAGCATTTCTGCAATGAGGGCAAACAGCCTGTAAACATTCCATCTTGCGGTAGAGCTTCTCAGTCTTCTTGCGGGTCTCCGCAAGTTCGGTGACATGTCCCTTGCTCCAGCAAATCACTTTGACTACTTCCTTCATGACTATTCGCCTTCTTTCTCGTCCCAGATATGATCAATAAGTCCATACTCTTGGGCCTTGTACGCATCGAAATACACGTCTCCCTTTTCGCGAGACTTCCTGAGCCAAAACTTAGCGGGCTGATTCGTGTGCTTCGCCATCAGATCAACCCATCTCTTTTCCATATCGTCGTAGTGCTTGACTTCTCTCTTGAGTGTGTCGGTATCCTTCTCGCCCCAATCTCCCCAGCTTTGATGCACCATGAACCACGTGTTAGGTGTCGCGTAGCGATGTCCAGGTTCGCCACGAGCAACTAGCAAGGGAGCCGCACTCATGCACTTACCAATAGCAGTAGTGTGAATTGGCGTCTTCAGTGTTCCGATCACATCATAGAGAGCGAACATTTCATATTCACTACCACCAAATGATCCAATGAAAAGTTCAATCGGCTTCTCGGTATTGTTCGCCTCCATCAAGTACAAACCCTTGATGACGTGTCCAATGCTGTCTTCATCGACACCATCAAACAAAAAGACCCTGCGATTATTGACATCGACACCATAGAGAAAATACGCCTCAACCCAATCCTTCGAAATCTTCATACAGTACACCCCTCTGTTTTGAAACGACCCTTCCAGTTGGCCTTGCAAACATCGCTATCACAGAGATACTTGCAATTGAATGCAACCTGACCAAATCTAGTCTTTGTGTCTAGCTCTTCGTTGTTTCGAACGATACGATCAATCCACTCTGTAGTCTGGATCTGTTTGATCTTGTTCAAAAGGAATACTTCGGTTTCGGCATCCTCTTCCTTGGAGAATGCGATCGTAATGGGCTGACCCCTGAAGTAGTCAAACGTCAACATCACGTTCTTGTACTGATATCCCTTCTTGTGGATGTCATCAATGAACTCTCGCCGACAAGCGAGAGAATACATCTTGACCTGGATATCATCACGACACTCGGCATAGCTTTGAGTATGCTTACCAGCCTTGTAGTCAATTACGTGGATCGTCTCTGGATCCTCTTCGAGGATGAGGTCTATGAAACCGATCATGGGTACTTCTGTTCCCGTGACAGGAATATTGTAGCCATACTCAAAGCCAATCTCTTTGCCTTCTTTGTCCTTGAGAACCTTTGGCCAAATCGCTTCATAACGTGCCATTACCTTCTCGATCATCGCAATAGATCCGTCGAAGAGATCTCTTGGGCATCCCTTGAGGTTATCGAGCGGGTCTAGTGAAATAGAGCAGAAGTCGTCTTCTGCATATGGACATGTATCACAGAGCGGCTTCTTGTCCTTATACTCCTGAGGTTTCGCCCAAACCAAAGGCGATGGAGTTTGTTCCATCTCTTTGGTCGCTCTATTGATACCTGACAGTTGTCCGCCATACCCTTTGAAAAGACGCTTGACCCAATCGATATCTTCCTTGTTGGAGTAATGCTCCAGCACGTTGTGAATTAGATCCCCGTGTGCAGCACCCCAATTTGATTTCAGGGTCACGTCAGGACAGCAGTATGTAAGCCAATACTTGAACTTACATGCATCAAATGTCTTGATACGGCTAGCCGAAACAGATGATAGTTTTAGCATCGTACGTTCTCAAATAGGGTATGCAATTCGCCAACAGTGAGATCACCACAATCCCTTCCAACAGGAAGAGTGACGCGGTGCATGTTGAACAGATCTCCAACAACTCGATGCATGCGTTCCCAACCCTTTTCACCAGCCTTATTTTCGTCATTATCGTAGGCAACATAAAGATCAGTCACGCCATAGTTCACAAGCAAGGTACGATGCGGAGCACAGAAATTGGTGCTCAGAGTCGCAACCCAGTTATGAATCCCAGCTTCCTCTAGTCTCATACCATCAAGCGGTCCTTCGACAAGAATCAGTTTCTTCGTCTGATCTATGAGTTTCTTGGCCCTATCTAGATTGAATAGAACAGAGCTAGTGAAGAACTCTCCTCTTCGCGGCCAACGATTGAAGTGTCTACCATGAATCCACTTGCGATATTTAGTCTCCTTGTCCACGAAGAACTCCTCGGGATGGATAGTACGTCCGGTATATCCAACGAGATGGCCCTCGTGATCGCGTACAGGAAAGACAACTCGATCATGCATGAAGGTGCCTGGTCTTGACCATAGTCCTGCCTGATAGGATCTCAAAACGTCACGGCTGAACCCACGATTCAGTAGGTACTCTGGGTCAAGCTGCAAGAACTTGAGATTGTCTTGACTTAGCGGCTCATGGATATGAAGAGTGATTCCTCTGTGTGCATATTCTGGTACAGCCACTTCTGTGGTGACATCAACCTTCTTCTCAGAAAGAGTGGTCATGATCCAGTCAAGAGTTGCACCAAAGTGAGTTCCCAAAACGCTACTGACCAATCCAAAAATGTCATTCCCTTTGGAAGATTCGCAATGATGAGACCAGCACACCCACTTACCAAGATCGGTACGCCAACTCCACGCAGTGTCATTGTCACGATCACCAGGATGTTGTTGACATGGGCAAGCTGCTTGATAGAGGCCATCACCCCTTGTTGTGTAACGCATCGCCAGCTTGTCTAGAAGACAAGAGATATTACGATTAGCGTGATTCTTGACTTGAGCCTTTTCCTCATTAGTCAGCATCTTCATCATCGTCCTCCTGTCCTCTATTTCGCCACGCCTCTAATCGTCTTTGTCGTTCTGCGTTGAAATTGATTGCACTTACGCCAATCTCTGTAAATTGTCCTATGCTGAGATCGGCGTCGAAGTTGATATGACCACCATGAACAGCAGCTCCGTATCTTGCTCCGAAGATTTTGATATAATGCGATCCGGCGGAATCAAAAGACAGTTCATCATCCGTTTTACGTTTGAGATAACTGATTGAGGTAACGTTTTCCGAGATACGCTTACCACCAGCGATACACTTGAAACCATCGTCGAGTTCATTGTTCGTTTGACCGAAGGCCAAGCATGGGACATTGTACTTCTTCATCAGATCGTGCAGCATGGCTACATTGATACCATGCTGTTGCCATTCGGCAGCACCCTTGATCACTTCATCGAGACGGGCCAGCTTGATATAGTCGTACACAATCAAGCATTGTGGAGTCATTGTCTTTCGATCAGGTTTTACCGTACTCAACAACCATCGTCGAATATGCGGTATGACTTCCTTCATGTCCATTCCAGAAATAGACTGATAATGAATGGGCAGTGCGTCAACTCTGCGTCTCAATTCAGGATCTTTTAGTCTCTTCCCTGCTTCTTGTATTTCAAGAATGACCTTCTCGTCAGTAATCCCTTTAGACTTGAGCTGATCGGGTGAGAGCTTCCAAAAACCAGTCTCTATGTATTGATATGGAACCTTCGCAATCATGCCAGCAAGACGAATGCGTTGGTCATTGTGATTGAGTTCACTATCACAAAGTAGCACTGGCAAATTATGCTTGTAAGCTGCTGATAAAGCAACGCGAAGTGCAAACTGCGACTTACCAGCTTTCGCTGTAGCCGCAACAAATGTGATCGCTCCATTACGAATCTGACCAACACGCTCTTGCCAAGATGGATAACCAACATCGATTCCAACATGACCAGGATTATCAGCGAGATTCTCAATGAAAGCCCAGATGTCCTTATTGAGAGGAACCATTTGGTTCTCGCCACGATCCAATAAGAATACGTTGCCGAGGATAGATTCCTCAACATTGCCAATCACTTTCAATAGTGGATCTTGTGTTGTTGTTACGTAGTCCTTCATATCACTAAAGGACTTAGCATAAGATGACAAAATAGTCTGACGTTTGACGGCCTGAAAGTAATTGTCTACCTCCGGCAAAGAAACACGCTCAGCCAGCATTTCATCAAGCCATTGACCATTCTTGGTTATGGACAAATAGTTCTCGTGACCAAGAGATTTTGCTTCGGCTACGAGCTTAGCTTTAGTGACAGTCTTCGATTCCTTAGTGATAATCAAAGATCGGAGAGCTTGATATGTTACACTTGTCGCCGCGTGTGTGAAATCATCTTCGCCAAGATACTCAACATACTCGAATACCTTATCGGGATGTGCGGCCAGTCCTGCTAACAGGATCTTTTCAGCGGCAATATTACTCATCGAGTGCTTCCTGGATAAGCTTTTGCAAATCCTCAGCAGATATGTTTTCGTCTCTTACTTCAACTAGTACGATCTTATTGAGAATACACCATGCACGCTTTCGGTCATCACGAGCAACTGATTTTTCGAATCCTTGCTTATCAGCATGAAAGAACTTATGAAAGCGATCGTGTTGTGCTCCGTGAAATTCAAAGGCTAAATTATGATGTGGAAGATAGAAGTCTAAAAACAATCGTTCGTCTGGAATCGAAAACTCCTCCAAAAGAAGAGCACTGACGCCATAGATGTTTTGGATTTGTCTCCCAAGGTTGTATTGACCAGCAGACTTACACTGTGCCCGTGTTCTTACGGGATAATGTGCTGGCACGATCTCCAGACGAACTTCCTTGTTATTCAGACTCTTGAACTTCATCTTCTAGAAAAGCATCAACAGCAGGATGGCTATGCACATCAACAGCAGATAGGAGTTCTTGTTCTAGTTTTTTGGCGAGAGCGGCATCGAGTAGCAATCTCTTGGCGGCTTGAAACTGAGTCATACGAATGACTTTACGCTCCTTGACTTCTTTCCCGTCGAGAGCTTTCTTGGCTTCGATGACATATTCACCTGTCTGTCTATCGATGACAGGCATGAATACTTGCTTACCTCCCTGGCCACCCATAAGCAGAATGCCAAAATTCGCACATCGTGTCACAAGCTCTTGTTCACGGAAGATGCCGTTATTGAACAAAATCGGAAAAGCACCTTCAGCTCCACTAGGAGCGAATTTGTTCTTGATGACCTTATATCGAATAACGACACCAATCTGATTACCAGCAACATCAGTGATGATATCGTCCTTACGCGGCGTAAAGACTTGCAGTCTTTGCGACGCATAAAAACGCACCGCCTTACCGCCTGGAGTAGTTGTCGGATCGCCATACATCGTGATCTTATCACGAATTTGGTTGGTGAAGATCAAAGCAACATTGTTCTGGGCCGCCGTATCAATGAGCTTATGCATAGCATCACTCATAAGCTTGGCGTGGTTACCAACCTTGTTCTCTCCAATCTCACCGGAGAGTACAGCCTCCGGTTGTGCAGCATCGATAGAATCAAGTCCACCAATGCCACCGGGAACCATAGCAGCAAATTTCTTCAAGGCTTCCAGGGCTTTTTCGCCAGTGGTGGCATTGAGAATCCATAAAGGACAGTCACCCATCTTACCACTTTCCATCTGAGCAAGAGCCTGTTCTAGATGTGGACGAAGTGTACGAATGGTCCGCATCAAGGAAACATTCAAGTTCTTCTCCATGTTGACGTACAGACACGTCTTCCCGGCGGCAATCGCCTGACCAAGAATTTCCAATAGTAGGGTCGTTTTGCACGTATTCTCAGGACCGTAGATTTCAGCAATACGACCCTCTGGAAATGGAGTTGTAAGATCGTAGTCTAGATTGAAAGACCCCGATCTATTAGCGTTTGGGTCGATCATCTCGTTCGCTGGAAGCACGCGAACGCCATCAGTCTCGACGGTTTGTTTGAAGAAGCCAAAGTCAATCTTCACCGCTTCTTGTTTCTGTCCAGAATCTTCCCTTTTAGGTCTCGCCACGTTCAAGCTCCTTCAAAAATGTCAGTAGGGTTTTCGGTTTCTCTTGTTTGTACTGTGCTTTCGCCAATCCTGACTCGGCAAGTTCTTTTCGTCGCTGTGAATAGAGTCTATGCAGCTCTTCAAGATCATAGCGACGGAAAAGTTTGCGTGCCACCACAGCCATCTTCGCGAACTCGAATGGCGTTATATTTTGTGGGTAGCACTTGTAGATATAGAAGGCAAGTTGTTCGTGCGTAAGGTGATATGGCGGCCCCATCAATTTCTTGATGGCTGCAACCAACTTGCCCCATTCCTTGTTATCTTTCCAGGGAAATTGGCCCGCATGAATATCGCGATTGAGCCAAATGAATTCAGTCAATAAATTTGCGGCATCGTGTTCGATGCAAGGCGTCGTCAGTGATGGATATTTCTTACCTAGCATCAGATTGGATCATTGAAAATGACGCCCATGTCGCGTACAAGGCGAACATTTCCATGTTCGTCTTTTTCCTCTTTGTCAAGAGGACGTTCCTCGAACGAGTAATTCCCGAAATGATCTATCCAGGCTATGTAGATGGTCTTATTCTTGACGTAACCGATGCCTCGCCAAAGCTTCTCGGGAATATTAGCACTGGCATTGATCACGGCCCCAATACGAATAGACTGCCAGTAACCATTGATCTGAGCATTTCCACTTTCATCCTTGTATGGAAGAGTGAAGACCCTATGACCATACGCTTCCAATCTCAGATTAGTGATTTTGAGATTGTGTAGCTCTAGATGTTTCTTCAATCTACGCCAAGCAGATACGTCTCCTGGTGTCTTGTCTTCAAACACAGTTGTGCCATCAGACAACGAAGCGATCCATCGACCTTGTTCGGGTGTGGGAACAAATGGATGTTTGGAGCTAAATGCTAATGTCATGCGTAGACCATATCCAACGGTGAAAAATCATCACATCGGTTGGTAGCATCATAATGCAGAAATCATTGTCAGGTGTCAGACAAAAAAGGACGGCAACCCTTTTTAGGTCGCCGTCCCTCTAGACAAGTTTTACTATTACGATTTACAGGAATTCAAGCTGACAATAGAAAGCAAAATCCCGCTTACGGCCAGCAACTCCAGCCGCAGCACTCACAATAATGTGGAAGTCATGAACATGTGCTTCTTGGACCTGTGCCTCAAGAGTCAAATCAGCACCACCTGGATCAGAAAGTTGAGTCCATGCAGTATCACCAGCATATCCATCCGTATCAGCCAATTGGAATGCTTGAACTGTGATATTGTTTACGTAGTTAGCAACATCTGGAGCACCAGAAGCAGCCGTCAAATCGATTGCACGGAACACAGCGTTTTGTGTCACCACAAGGGAATCATTTGGTTCTGTAAATCGAAGAAGAAGAGTTCCAGATTCTTGAGGAATTGTTTGGAAGTTTGCAGTGAATGGAACACCAGAAATTGCTACGCTAGCAGCTCCCGTGAATTTTCCATTGATCCAGATTCCCAGATCGTTTCCGTCGTGGTCAGTTCTATGTGTTCGATCCTGATACTGACCTACGATTACCGGGCTATTTGGGGCACCAAAAACACCGAAGAAACCCAGACGATTAGGGCTGTGAGTAGCTCCAGCCTCAAGGGCGAAAATCTCCGCCTTCGGGGTGGCTTGGTTGACGGCATAAAGTGAGGCAACGGTATTACCCATTACACCCGAACCAGCAAAAAATCTAATTCCACTTACCATGTTTATTTCCTATGTCAGGAACAACTATCCTATCGGAATGTCGTTTTCTGGCCCGCTATGGTGATTCCAATGCTATCATAAAATACACTAATTGATCGGCATCAAAACAATCCCCATGAGCGAACTATCGCCTGGATTGTAGTTAGGTCCAAGGGACACGAGCGTATTTATTACTTGTGCCACCTCCCACGTTGTTGTGTCTTCATAGATACGACAAAACATGAGGTGCCCGCTTGTGACAACGGTACGCATCGAGAATAGTGCATAAACACCGTCAGTGAGTTCTGGCACTCCTTCCACTTCTAGGAGAGCATAGATATGTGCTACTGTAGTTGTGAAGCCGGTAGGTGGTTGCAGCTCTTTAGATGACACTTGATCGAAAACAAGAGCTTCAGTGTCGTCTGGATTACTTGGACTCGTATTCGCAATCAGGTCGTATCGACGGATGTCATTGTTACTGAATCCAACAAATGATTTCGTGCCGCCTAGGCCGTCGCTAACATAGCCAATTCTTCCTACGGGGCGATCCAAATGACGATCAATTTCTGTAAACGAGACAGGATCTACAACCCAGGTTCTTGCTACTCTAGCACTAAGATCACCAGTAATATAGAGATTCGTACCATCGTAAGTCATGCTTACCAAAGATGCAGCAATGGCTGTAGCTGGCATTGGTGATGTATCGTCGGGTAGTGAAAGTGTAAATGATTCGTTTGTGACCGAAGAAATCAAATCATTGTAAACCGCAATTGATGTATCGAATGCACCACCAGGAACATCACCAGCCTCAGTCGCTCCTACCAATCTCAAGATCTGATTTGTATCAATACGATTGAGCGATAGATATGGCTTGGTTGTTGTACTAGATGGGTTCCACCACCAACGCACATCTTTCAAAGAGCTTGAGCTAAGATCCCAAACTTGACCACCAACATCATCCGTTGCGTTACGTTGCCACAGTCTGCTACCAGTGAAAGGTGACACTAAGGCGAGACCGGAAGGGCCAGTAGGTGTATGAGCACTTCCAATAGTACGCCCAGCCCAGTCAGTAATCCAAAGGGCGTTGTCAAAAACCTCATACCCTAATGTATGTGTCAAGAATGCACTATCTTGTGGCCATTGACTAACAACACCAGATTCAACAGTAGTAAACGGCTTATCTACTTTGCGATTACGTGCTGCAACCCTGTACAAACCAGTTGGTAATGCGATCGTATCCACGAACAGTTCAGAACTCTGAACACCAAGTGGATTACCACCAGCAACAAACGGCGTGAGTTCATTTGGACTTGCTCCAATAACGTGTTTGTTAGCATAGATTGTGTTCAACGCTCCCATATACAGTTTTGTAGTTGGGAAGATACAATACGTCTTGAAACACAATTTACCACTAGTGACGTGAGCGAAGCCAGAAAACACAGATGAAGTAGACCACGGTGGTCTATCTTCTGGCCACTTGTTTTCGAAGCCATTCGGGCTAATCAGCGATCCATCTGTCTTCTGAAATCTAGGCCAGAATGGCGAAATAGCCAAACCCCAGTCAGAGATTGCACCATGAAAATCAGCAGTGAAGTTATTGAATGCCATTGGATATGGATTCCACATCACTTCACCGACATCAATATCTAGAATGACACCAGAACCACCAAGCCAGTGCGGATCCGTTTCAATGAACATTCCTGTCAATGATGTACCAACGTTGGCAGGAGTATACTCGCTACCGTCCTCCTGCATCACTGGTCTCAAGAATTGACCTCGAAATTGTGGATTGACATCTGCACCAGGATTATATCCACTAGGACTCTCTGGATAACATTGTCTGATCCAGTCTTCAAGTAGTTCTACTTGATCGTACTGAATAATGACTGGGTAGTATTGATCAAATAGCGATTCTGCTATCAAGAAACGCATCAATGCGATGTGATCAAGATCCACTTGTACAGCGGGTGGTCCAACAAAACCACCCAGCGTTGCTCCATTGGCTTTTGGATCATATCCAGAACCAGGAAGTGTAGCTTCGTTGACATGTGCTCTCCAAGGAGCATTGAACAGCGATTCGAAATGTGCCGCAAACTTACGGATCTCAGCTTGAATTACAAACTGAGCCGCTTCAAGATGAATACCTGACATCCCTTGAGGCGAGTTGCTACTCACCCTGAAGGGAGTTGGCCATTCATATTCGTATGGAAGTTGTCCGGAAGCTACAGCCATTAGATTGTTCTAAACTTTTGGTATGCAGGACGTACGATCTCGATAAAGTTGACTTCGGCGGTACCACCAAAATTTCCACTTGGTACCGTTGCGGAAGTCAAGAAACCACGATCGCCAGATGCGGCAAATTGTCTAAATGGAATTGGGATAACATCAGTGATCAATGTTCCGGATGGAACCATTACACCATTATAGTCTAGAGTACGGCACGAAGCCTTGGCGGTAGCCAAACCTTGATTTACAACAGAAACAATCTCGACTGGTATGATACCGGCGACATCTTGTGTTGTGCCGTTCAAGAACAATCGGCCGTCGCTAGGACCAGGAGCGACAGGAGCGTCGCCTTGTACTGCAAGAGTAGTGCGGTCACCCAATGATACAGAACCATTCAAAACCTCAACTCCCAAAATTGCTCTTTCCTCGCCAACATCCGCTAGCGTTGAAGGATCAACGATTGTTACGTCATATTTAGTAGGCTCATCTACGTTGAATTGTTGAACTTGAACGATAGTACCATTACCAAATGGTCGTCCCTGAGTGAAATATCTAACAACAAGATTGCCATTTGGTAACTCAAATTCGTCGGTGTGATACAAAGCTTCATCACCGATATTCAAGAATCCATCGATACAAATTGCACCTTCCTGGAAATCAAGATTTGCACCAGTGAAACCAAACTGACGAGGAGGTTTCGTATAGTCGTGCTGATCTCTACCTCGATATCTTTCCTCTTCTTGGTCATCAGGGTCGCTCGTAAGCGTGAAGATATTGTTGATCTCAATGATCGTTACTCGGACGGCTCGCTGCTCGCCATCCGAAAAGATAGGAGGCTCAAAAGGATCAGAAGGGCTCGGAACTCTTGGTGCTGGAGGATTAGGATTCAGCAAATCCAGATCAACGAAGTCAACTGGATTGATAATACCATTGAGTTGAGCACGTACTCGTTCTCCAAGAGGTGCATCTTTTCCAAACTTCGGGAAGTAGGATTGAATCTTGTAACGTGTAATGAATCCTTCGACGCCAAAGGCAATATTGAGTTCATTCACTCCGTGACTTACTTCCCCATACAATCCAGACGGTCCGATGCCTTGTTCGGCAAAGGCGTCGAAGGAGAGGAGTGGTAGACCAACTTGTTGTAGGTCGGCATATCGCGAAGAACTTCGCGGCACAATCTTACCTTCAGCTCGACGCACAGCACGGTCGGTCATAACAGCTAGTGACGTTTGATTACCTTCGGGCGAGAATGCCCACGGTACAAACTGATCGTCGAGCTGAACATCTTCGTCACGTTCGTAATGAAGATCACCAACATACCATTGGCTAGGATACTTCTGGCCATAACGCAATCTAGACTCTACTGGAATCGCAACGCCACTCAGTGCTTCATATACATTGAGAACGATAGCTGGATTGATGATGTCTCGCAGTCCAGAACCAGTAAGTTTTGTCTGAGTTGTCAACAGCGTTGACAATTGGTTGATGACACCATCCGCAACAAGACCGCTCGCAGGACCAGCGTTGATAGGAAGTTGACACAGCAATGTCCCTTCTGGATAGCGTTCGAAGGCATATAGATCGTCGCTGCGTGGGTTGATCACTCTCGCACCAACAACCGAAATAGTCACTGGAATGTAGTGACTGCCATCTCCCGTAGGATTGAACGGAGGAGCGTCTTCCGTCCATCCACCAAAGTCTGCCGGAACATCGTCACCCTGCGGACCATAAACGGTATCACGAGGTAATCTGGCATAAGCCTGTACTCTAAAGTCATCCGTTACGAACGGACTAATAGGACCAAGAGCACGGTTGATTTCGTAGTCTTCAACAAACACACCGCTAGTCGCTACGGTACCCGAAGGAGACAAGGCAAATCCCTGAACCTGATTTTCTACGTTGGCCCAAGCCGCGTCGATAGGTCTGAACAAACCAGACGCTTCATTGTAGATCAGGTTCTCAAGGATATAAGATCTACCATAGTGTCGCGACGCATGATCCTGTACTCTACCGAAGAATGCAATCGTCCAATTGTGTTCAGCGTCACGACGATTACTGATTACACGAATTCCTGACTCAGCCGCCCCGGTAGCAAGACCAGCAAGCGGCATGAGAGGATCGATGCGACTTTGGAATGTAGGACTCTGAGCTGCTATAGATCCAGCGTCAGGAGGTAGTCCATATCCCGGCGGGTCACTATTTGGAGATGTTGTTTGGTAGATCTTGAAATACGACCACTGTTCAATACCGGCAAGAGCTAACTGTAGTTCCTTCTCAGTAGGAATGTATGTGCGATAGAAACCATTCTCATCGAAGAAACCAATCGAGAGATTATCCCACGCCTTCGTGAAAATAACTCTTGAATCAATACCAGTTGTATCCAGTCCATCGATAGGACTCAAAATTGGAGAATTGATAAATCCTTCTTGATGTCCACCGAGTACCCGGAACCGCGTTGGATCAGGTACGATATCCTGCCCGAAACCAAGTTGCTTAGTTTCATTGAGACCGCTGGCACTACCAAATTGTGATACAAGGTCCAGGATATCGGCTTCACGAATATCAAAGACAGACTTGCGATTGACTAGATTGAGTCTCTGAGCATCCATATTCCAATACCAATCATAGCCGGTATCAGAAAGAATGCGAGTGATCGCCTCATCAAGAGGACTGAGATTGAACTGGAATCGAATAGATTCTACTGTCCCACCGATGTTGCGTTCGATATTCTCAATCGTCGGCAATTCGGTGATAGGGATTGAGCACTTACCTTCGCTGAAGGCAAGATTGATGGCAGATAAGATCTGTGAATATGTTCCGCCAAATTGCAGAATTCGATTGTATTCTTTGATCAAAGGATCGGATGGATTGCCATTGATGTCTAGTAGACCATTGGCTACACGATAGCCACGAGCAATAGATACAACTCCGCTAGGAACATTGTCCCCAAGGTCTTCGGTATGGATCTTAGTCTTCCGAAGTCCTCTACGATCATCTTCGACCGTAATATTTATGACAGTGCCTCCACCGCTAGTAGTATAGTCAGCGTGCGTCACGCGACCACGAATGAAGAAGTCCCCTATAAACACTTCAAGGGAGTGTCCAATATCGGGGAGTTGACCAGAAGCACCGTGGAAAGCACATGCGTCTCCGCAAGGTATCCATTCCATCTGGAATGTATGTGCCGTCAGATTGAAGCCGAAATTGGCATTCAATGACGACAAGAAAGCACAGAGTTGAGATCCGGGCTCATTCGGACTGAATTGGCCAGATGGCCAAACAATTCCGTTGAACGGAACTCCTACTCCGCTGACAAAGATACCATCAGAAACAATAACCATGCCTTACGCCCCTCCTGATTGCAGGAAGTCACTACCTGCCTCCAAACTATCGCACCACACAATCCCTCGTGAATCTCGCACACACCATATTGGTTTGAATATACCAGGCTCAGTATAGCTGTGCGTAGGGTTGATGCTGATCGTAGTTTGACCATCATCGAAACTCAAGAGCTTCGCTACTATACTGACACCTGGCGGCAAAATGTCAACCGATGTTGTGAAATCAACAATCAATTCAGCATTTCCAGATCGTGGCACTCCAGACAAACTAATGATCACAGGATCAATACCCGAAGCCGCGTTGATATATCTAATCGCCGAAGAGTGCATTCCATCCGAATCGATAGCTTCAAACTTAGCGATATAGAATCCACTTGAAGCGTATCGATGCTGAATAGGATAATACACCTCACCACTAGCAGGTACACTTTCGCTAGGAGTAAAATCTCCAAACGTCCATCGAGTTTGAGTAATTGTTTTGTTCTGTCGTCCAGATGCAAATCCGATGAAGTATTGATTGAATGGAGGCATCAATCCACTTACTGTCATTGGAGGGATGACAATGCGAACATCTGGCACCGCTTCATCTTGGAAGATGACAATCTTGGCGTCGAAGTCTGCGTAACCAGTCTTCATCAATTCAAGTTGTGCGTCGAAATCCTTCGCCGCCATCACTTCTACAGTGAACGAAGCATCAAATTCAACAAGACCATTTTCTAGACCACCAAGAATGAAGCCACCAACAATACCGCTCCCTTGGTTGCTTCCCATCATGAAGCCACCGATTGTGCCACTACAGGCAGTGCTACCAATGATCAAGCCACCAATCAAACCAGATCCACTATTCAAGCCTCTGATATATCCACCGATTCTACCAGAGCCTTGTCCAAGACCTTCAATCCAGCCACCAATCATACCAGAGCCAAAATCGATACCTCGCAGATAACCCCCAATGTAACCTTCAGAAAAGATAACACCAGAGATATATCCACCGATCATTCCGCTCATCGCGGTAGAGGCTCCAAAATATCCACCAATCATTCCACTGCCGGTCTCTTGACCACGCGTGAAACCACCAATAATTCCACTAGCGGTGTCTTGTCCTCGGATATATCCACCGATGATTCCACTT